CGCACACGGAGCGGTGACAGGTGCATTGTCAAGAATCAAATCGGCGTTCAATTTCAAATGGTCATTGCCACATTTGAACTTGCCACACATCAGCGTGTCCGGAGGCGTTGCACCGTTCGGAATTGGAGGAAAAGGTTCGCTCCCGTCATTCTCGATTCAGTGGTACAAATCCGGTGGTATTATGACAAATCCGACCGTGTTCGGAATCAACGGCAACAGCCTCATGGTAGGAGGCGAGGCGGGTGACGAGGCAATCTTGCCACTTGCAGAGTTTTACGCGAAACTCAATACAATACTTGACAGAAAGATACAAACAATCAATCAGAATATCAATGCAACAGTGGAGGTACACACATATATCGACAGCGAGGAGGTCGCAAATGTGACCACTGACAAGGTGAGTGACAATCTAGCGATAGCACACAAAAAGAGGAGGTAAGGAATGAAAATAGATAGCACAGACATTCGAGAATTTGATGCAAAACAGTTATCGGTCGAGTTTACACCTCCTCAAACAACCGTGACAGTGGACATGTTCGAGGGTGCTTTGATTCCGTCAGAATCAGAGACATATACACCACTGTCCGGAATCACGGTTGAGGTGCTTTTCAGAGGCAAAGACAGAGATGAAGTCATGACACATATTAGCGACTTCAATGCACTCCTGCAAAAAGGTGTTGTTTTGACACTTGACGGATATCGGAGAAAATTCAAGGGATTTATGACAGCGAATGCACCGGAAAAGACAATCTCAAAAGAGAGATACAAGTCATCGTTCAAGTTCACGGGGTACTGGTTTAGCGACGATGTGACAATCTCGTGGCAGGAGAAAAATGAAATAATTTTCGAGACAAAAGGAAACAGGTGGACACCATGCAGATTGACAATCACAGCACTGGAATACATCGAGACAATGAAAATCAACGGTCTTTCGGATGAAATAACAATAAAGACAATTCCGAGAGGTGCGACAGTCGTGATTGATGGAGAGACCGGATTCGTAACAATGGATGGCGAAAACAAATTCAAAGATGTGGAAATGTTTGAATTTCCGTATCTGAAAACCGGAAAGGATAAAGAACATCACATCATTTTTTCGGATAAAAATGCAATCGTAACAATTCAATACAAACCTATGTGGTTATAGGAGGCGGTCAGATGGATTTGTACAATGATTCACACGAAAAGGTGTGTATTTTATCCGGAATAAAAGAAACGTGCATCACAAGCACTCTCAAGACTGGAGATAAGGAAATCACATTCGAGTTCCGAAAGACAAACAGGTATGCGACGGACATCAAAGAGGAGGGATATATCAGAACCGACACGGACGAATTTGTTATCAAGCAGGTCGAGCCGAGCGGGGAATGGTACAAATGCACCGGAACATTGAACGTCGAGGAACTGGAGGGCAAACAATATCCGCAGGGATTCGAGACTGTGGAAAAGACGGTCGATGAATGTCTAACAGAGGCAATCGACGGAACTGGATGGAAAGTCATCCGGTGCGATGTTTCCAAAAAGAGAACAATCCGGATAGAGCAGAACTGTTCTGCATGGGATGTCGCTCAACAGGCAATTACAACGTATAGATGCGAGATGGTGTTCGATTCTCTGAACAAGGGAATTTCGGTATATGAGAAATACGGAGAGGACAGAGGAGCATATTTCATTGAACGTCTGAACCTCAAGCGGTTGCAGGTGCAGTCAAACTCATACGACTTTGCAACAAGGCTCATTCCGATAGGGAAAGATGGATTGATGCTGAATATCGACGGGAAAAATTATGTTGAGAATCACCAGTATTCAAAGAAAGTGAAAACGATGACGTGGAAAGATGAAAGATACACGGATGCGGAATCACTGAAAGAGGATGCGGAGGCGAAACTGGACGAACTTTCCAAACCATACAGGTCGTACACAGCAGAAATCATCAATCTTGTTGAGGCAGTGCAGGACGAGGAGAAAAAAGAACAGTACAAAGAGGTGTTCAGTATAGCACTGGGAGACACGGTGCTGCTAATCTCCAAGTCAACGGGAATCCGTGAGAGCCACAGGATTGTGAAATTCTATGAATACCCGTTGACGAAAGAAAAGAACAAGGTCGAACTGGCAAACACAAGACTGTCATTCGAGGAGGTTCAGAGAACCGAGCAAGAATTGTCATGAGGAGGTGAGAAAATTGGAAATCATTAGACACATCAAAGTGGATTTGTATGGAGACACACAGCATTTTGCAGTTGCAGCGAAACAGATGGATATGGGAACACGGTACATCGGAGTGACGCTCATGGAGGACGGTGTCGTGTATGAGATACCGGACAATGTGGAGGTCATTATCAACATGACCAAACCGGACAAGACACACGTTCACAACGATGGAGAAAAGTCCGGAAATGAGGCTCTCATTCCTCTCACAAGAGGCATGTTGCAGGTTCACGGAACAGCATTGTGTGAGGTGCAGTTGTATCAAAATGGTGCATTGCTGACGAGTGCGACGTTTGAGATGGAGATTTTTCCGTCA